GATGAGGGTGAACTGCGAGAGATTTCTTCTGAATTGATCTCCGCATACCAGTCAGACCGCGACAGCCGTAGTGACTGGGAAGAAACATATATCAATGGCTTAGACTTGCTCGGCCTCAAACATGCCGACCGCACCACCCCGTGGGATGGTGCTTGCGGGGTATTTCACCCGTTATTGACCGAATCTGTAGTTCGTTTTCAGGCACAGGCGATTCAGGAATTGTTTCCCGCAGCAGGACCGGTCAAGACCGCTGTGGTCGGAGCAATGACCGAAGAAAAACAGCAACAGGCGGGCAGGGTTAAAGATTATCTGAATTATCTGCTGACAGAGCGCATGACCGAATACCGGTCTGAGACCGAGAAGATGCTGTTCTCGCTGCCGCTGGCTGGTTCGGCATTCCGCAAGGTTTATTTCGACCCGAACATGGGGCGTCCGTGCTCGATGTTCGTTCCCGCTGAAGATTTCGTGGTCAGCTATGGTGCTGCTGATCTGACTACCTGTGAACGTGCCACCCATGTGATGAAGCGCAGCAAGAACGAGGTGCGTAAATTACAGGTGTCCGGATTTTATCTGGATGTGGATTTACCCAACCCCAGCCCCGATACCGGCGAGATAGAACGCAAATATAATCAGTTAACCGGTGATTCGGCTAACTATGACATGGATTCGCGTCATACCATTTTAGAGATTCAGGCTGATCTGGATCTGCCGGGATTTGAAGATACTCAAGATGGTGAGCCGACTGAGATTGGCTTGCCCTATGTTGTCAGCATCGATAAGTCCTCACGCACAATTTTAGCGATTCGTCGTAACTGGTACGAAGACGATGAACTGAAAATGAAGCGTGAGCACTTCGTGCATTACCAATATTTGCCCGGATTAGGCTTTTATGGCTTCGGTTTGATCCACATGATCGGTGGATTGGCGAAATCTGCTACCTCATTATTGCGACAACTGGTTGATGCGGGCACCTTATCCAACTTGCCGGGCGGTTTGAAGGCGCGTGGACTGCGAATCAAGGGTGATGACACCCCGATTATGCCCGGAGAGTTCCGTGATGTGGATGTTCCGGGCGGTGTAATTCGCGACAACATCAGTTTTCTGCCCTATAAAGAGCCATCTGCTGTTTTATATCAGTTGATGGGCGATATTGTAGAGGAAGGACGCCGGTTTGCTTCCGCAGCGGACGTAAAAGTCGCGGATATGAATTCCGAAGCACCCGTTGGCACCACATTAGCCATTTTAGAACGCTCTATGAAGGTGATGAGCGCGGTGCAGGCCCGCTTACACGCCTCAATGCGTAAGGAATTGCGCATTTTATCGGGCATTGTTCGTGATTTTGGCCCCACCGAGTACCCGTATGAGTTGATCGGTGATGAATTGACCACCGAAGACTTCGATGATCGCGTTGATATCATTCCGGTGAGCGATCCGAACGCCGGAACACTGGCGCAACGCATTATGCAATATCAGGCGGCCCTGCAATTGGCTGCTCAGGCACCGCAAATGTACGATTTACCGCTGTTACACCGGCAAATGCTGGAAGTTTTGGGTATTAGGGATGCTGAAGACGTCATTCCGGATGAAGATGTTATTAATCCGAGTGATCCTGTCACCGAAAACATGCATATTATCAATGGTGAGCCGGTTAAAGCCTTTATTTACCAAGACCATGAAGCTCATATCCAGGCGCACATCTCTTTGGTGCAAGATCCCAAGATTTTGGAGTTGATCGGTCAAAGTCCGACCGCTCAAGCGACTGAGGCGGCGATGTCAGCGCATATTTCCGAGCATGTGGCCTTCCAGTACCGCCGTGAGATTGAAAAAGAACTCGGTGTGCCATTACCGTCGCCAGAAGAACCATTGCCTGATGATATTGAGTACCGGTTGTCGCAATTAGTGGCTCCAGCGGCTGCGCAACTGCTTGGTAAGGACCAAAAAGAAGCTGAAATGCAAAAACAGCAAGAACAAGCGGAAGATCCGATTTTACAAATGCAACGCCAAGAACTTGAAATTAAACAACAACAAGCGCAGGCTAAGGCGCAAGCTGAAATGGCAAAAATTAACCTTGATATGCAAAAAGCGGCAAGTAAGGATGAGTTGGAACGTGCCAGACTGGATTTACAGGAACGTACCGACCGTGCAAAACTGGGTGTGAAGATTGCGGCAGAGAATTCCAAGGAAGAACTGGAAAGTAGAAAGATTGCTGCCAAATCGGAAATTGAGGGCGCGAAAGTAGGTGTGAATATTGCCAAGGACTTAATGAATGAGTAATTCTGCTGTTGAGCGTCTCGACTCAGTGCCAGATAACACGCTGGCCTATTTGCGGATGGAAATACGGCGCATGATGAATGAAACAAGCGATCACCTGAGTACAGGTGCTTGCAAGGATTACAGTGAATATGCCCGTTGTTGCGGAGTGGTTGAAGGACTGGCCCTCGCGGAACGGGAATTGCTTGACCTCGAAGAAAGGTTGGAGCGGACATGATTCTCCGCGTATGCGGTGCAGGCGACTCTGGACGCCGTTTTCCAGTGCAAGGTCTTTTAAATGGCTAGTTCATTAGCAACAGTAAAAACCGAGCCGATAGATATTGATGAAGCAAGTGCTCGTAAAGCCAGTCAGATGCCGAAGCCGAAAGGCTACAAGATACTGATTGCCTTACCCGAACCAGATGAGAAAACCGATGGCGGCATTATCAAAGCAAAGCAAACGATTCATACCGAAGAGGTGGGATCGATTGTTGGTTTTGTGATTGATATGGGTCCGGATGCTTATAAAAGCGTTGAGCGTTTCCCGTCAGGTGCTTTTTGTAAAAAGGGCGATTGGATCGTGATGCGTGCTTATTCAGGCACGCGGTTCATGGTTCATGGTAAGGAATTTCGGTTGATTAATGACGATAGTGTGGAAGCTATAGTTGAAGACCCTAGAGGTATCGTAAAGGTATGAGTGAATCAGAAAACGTCGTTAGGAGCGGCGCACAAGGTACGCATTCAGCAGAAGAAAAATTCTTTGGGGTGCGTACGAAGATAGGTAAGCGGTCTGAAGATCAAACCGAAGATAAGTCCGAGTTTGATATTGAGATTGTGGATGATCGTCCTCTTGAAGATCGTCCTTTCCCCCGGGCTGGTAAGTCTGTTGATAGCGATTATGATGGGGATATTGATAATAAGGAACTGGATGGTTACAGCAAGAAAGTTAAAAAGCGTATTGATAAGCTACGTTTTGCACAGCATGAGGAGCGTCGGCAGAAGGAAGAAGCTCAACGGTTGCGGGATGAAGCGGTTAATTTCGCTCAACAGCAGGTTGGCAGAAATCAGGAGATGGAAGCTCTTATTCAGCGCGGTGAAGGTGCGTTAATTACGCAAGTAAAAGAACGGGCTAAACTGGCAGTTGATAAAGCCAAGTCAAGTTATCGTAAGGCTTATGAAGAAGGCAATACTGATAACGTGGTTGATGCGCAGGAGCACATGGTCAGAGCGCAAGCGGAGCTTAACGAAGCCGAGCAATACGAAAGAAATTTACCTGACCCTAATCAGCTTGCGCAACAGCAGGCGGCTTATCAGCAACAGCAACAAATTGCATATCAGCAACAGCAACAAGCTGCGTATCAGCAGCAGGCAGCACAGGCTGCTGCTCAACAACCTACGCAGCTTGATGAAAAGCAAAAGGCGTGGGCTGAGGAAAATTCCTGGTTTGGCGATCCTAAAGAAAAAGTGATGAGTGCAACGGCTTATGGTTTACATGAGCAGGCGTTGCAGGATCATCATATGGACGCAAGCTCAGATGAGTATTATGATTATATTAACATGGGAATGCGGAAACAATTTCCCAATTACTCTTGGTCGGATCAAGGTGGAACTGGACAATCCGCGACCGCAACGACCAAGAGAGCTTCGGCAACGTCGGTTGTTGCACCGTCCGCAAGGAATAACGGTGCAAGACCACGCAAAGTGCGGTTGACGTCCACTCAAGTCTCTCTCGCTAAGAGACTGGGGTTAACGAATAGCCAGTATGCCAAACAACTTGCAAAGGAGATGGCAAATGGATGAGCGCACCGATAGGTCTCACGACACTCGTGAAGATTTTGTCCGAGAGGATGACTCTTGGATTCCATCTTCTGTGTTACCGACTCCAGATCCGCAGAATGGTTGGAGATTCAGATGGATTAGAACCAGTACGCTGGGCCAAACTGATGATACCAATGTATCTAGGAAATTCAGAGAAGGATGGGTTCCCGTAAAAAGGGATGATCATCCGGAACTGAAAATTACCTCTGATATCAATTCCCAGTTTGAAGGGAATATTGAGCAGGGCGGGTTACTTTTGTGCAAAGCGCCCGAAGAGAAAATGAAGGCACGCACAAAACATTTTAATGAAGTGGCACGAAGACAAATGGAATCTGTGGACAGTAACTACATGAGAGAGAACGACCCGCGTATGCCTTTATTGAGACCGGAGAAAAGTACGCGCACCACCTTTGGGAAAGGCTAACGCCTTTTAATATTAACAGTAGCAATTAGGAGAAATCAAAATGGCTACAAGTGCGACTCCAAATGGTGCGGAACCTGTTGGTACTTGTTCAAGCAGCGGCTCCTTTACAGGAAAAGTTGTTCATATCAAGATTGCCACTACGTATGGCACCGCTATTTTCTATGGAGATTTTGTGAAGCTGGTTGCAGCCGGTACGATTGAGAAAGATACCGGTACCTCTTCGCTGACCTCTATAGGAATATTTCTAGGTTGTAGATATACTGATTCGAGTACATCTCAACTGACGTTTAATCAGACTTGGCCTGCCTCAATGGCAGCTACAGACGCAGCAGGTTATGTGCTGATTGACCCAGATGTCCTGTTCAAAATGCAGGGCGACGAGGCGATTGCTCAGACTGCTCTCGGCGCTAATTTCGCTGTCATACAGACAGCGGGATCAACGACGATTGGCAGAAGCAAGAACGCTGTCGATGGCTCTACGGTTGCAACCACCAATACCCTCCCGATTCGGCTTGTTGATTTTGTTGACGGCCCGAAAAGCACGGTAGGTGACACCTACACTGATGGCATTTACCGCTTCAATGCGGGACATCAGTTAACCAATACTACAGGCATATAAGGAGAACTTAGCATGGCTATTTCAAGAGCACAGATGCTCAAAGAACTCCTGCCGGGGCTTAATGCCCTTTTTGGCCTGGAGTATGAGAAGTACTCTGATGAGCACACTGTCATTTATGACACGGACTCATCTGAGCGTTCTTTCGAAGAAGAAGTGAAGTTGAGTGGGTTTGACGCTGCTCCGGTGAAGGATGAAGGTGCTGGAATCTCATATGATTCAGCGCAGGAAGCCTTTACGGCACGATACAACCACGAAACGATTGCAATGGGATTCGCGATCACAGAAGAAGCGATGGAAGATAATCTTTATGACTCGCTATCTGCTCGCTATACCAAAGCACTCGCTCGTGCAATGTCGTACACGAAGCAGGTTAAGGCTGTCAATCCGCTTAACAACGGTTTCACTAATAGTTATCAGACAGGTGATGGAGTTAACTTCTTCACTGCGTCCGGTGACGGTGTAACCGGCGGTGGCGGGCATCCGCTCGTCAGCGGAGGCACGAACGATAACCGTCCGTCAACGGCGGCAGATCTCAACGAAACCTCATTGGAG